GAAATCAACGCGGCTTTTGCTACCGTTGATAAGAAAAAATCAAAGGAGTAGTAATGGCACTAGATGTAAAGAAGTTGCTTTCCCTATGTGAAGCGTCTTTAAATTACACAGAAGGTCCAAATAACGACACCACTTTTGGCAAATGGTTTGGAATGAACAATCAGCCATGGTGCGCAATGTCTGCCTCAAAGATGTATTTTGATGCGGGTGCGATTGAATTAATAGCGAATACAAAAAAAGGTTTTGCTTCATGTGACGCGTGGCTCAAGTATCTGACTAAGAACAATCAGACTGTCCCAATCGGACAGGCTCAGGCCGGAGATGTTGTTTTTTTCCAGTTTGATGAAGATGCTCAGGCAGACCACGTTGGAATCGTCAAGGGCCACAATACGACCCTAAAGTACATGTACGTTTATGAGGGAAATACTTCAAGCGGTAAAGCCGGAAGCCAATCAAACGGCGATGGCTACTATCTGAAAAAACGCGACTACAAGACAATCATGGCTGTCGGTCGCCCGAAGTAGTATTGTAAGAAAAGGAAGCAGGCTTCTACCCCAAGTAAAGAAGCCTGCTTCTTTGTTTATTATTCCATTATCTTATTCAATTGAACTTGGAACCCGCTCTAACTATGAATGCAAATAACAAAATGTTATGCGATTTTTGTCAAGAACCGTATGACCCAATTTCATCACGTTGGTTATGTCCACATTGCAAAATGAAAAATAGTTGTTGCGATGGTGCGCCCTGCGACATTAGTTAACCAAAAGTAACCTTTAGTAACCTTTTGAGACCCAAAAGAAAAAGGCCCTGCGTAAGCGGGGCCTTCTTCACAACCGGGAATTTAATCCCTACCACGAAGTTGCAAGCGCAATTATGTCAGACCCCCCGAGTAAATTCAATTGGGAGAAGACTTGCATTCTGACTAAACGCAGGTTATGCTCGCCAAGTCGAAAGACACTCCAACAACCACGAAAGGAGACAAACAAATGAATCTACGCGAAACCGCTTTGCGACTAGCCGCTATAACAGTTGTAGCAGACGCCGCAAAAGATGCGAAAGACAGACTCCGTGACCAATTTGCGGAACAGTTAAATGCTGTTGGTGCAGACGCCGCGAAAGCCTCGCTCGACGATACGGATATAGCAAAAGTTTCTCTTGTTAGTCCAAAAGCAAGTGCCATGGTAATGCACGAAACAGCGTTCATTGAGTTCGTTGAAAACATAATGCCTACCGAAATAGTTAAATCAGTACGCGATAGTTACAAGAAACATTTTCTTGAAAACTGTGTGAATGTAGATGGTCAAACAATCTACACACCAACTGGTGAAGTGCTTAACTTCATTGCATTTAAAAGCCGCGAATCATACGTTTCAACACGATTTGCAACTGGTGGACGCGAGGCAATCGCTGAAGCATTTAGAACAGGAAAAATTAATCCTGCTGAATTAATTGATGGAGACCCAGCAGAGATTGAGGCCCCAAATGAGTAATCCTGTACCTATTCAACAAGCGCTCGCTCAAGTCATGGCTAGTGTTTCATCAGTTAAAAAGAGCGACCGCAACACGGCGCAAAACTTTAACTTCCGCGGTATTGATGCTGTATTGAATGCAGTGGCACCCGCATTGCGTGAACATGGTGTTGTTGTTATTCCAACAGTTATGAATCACGAATACGCAACAGTTGAGGTCGGACAACGCCGAACACAAATGGCGCACGTTTTGCTCACTGTTAAATATACATTCATTGGTCAAGCCGGAGATACATTGGAATGTATTGTCCTCGGTGAAGCGATGGACTCCGGAGACAAAGCAGTTGCAAAAGCAATGTCAGTTGCATTTCGTATTGCACTTTTGCAAGCGCTCGCACTCCCGACAGATGAACCTGACCCGGACTCATATTCGTATGAACGCTCCGAAGCAAAACCAAACGCGGGTATCGACCAAGTTGAAGGTTGGAAAATCCGACTTCAAGATGCCGTTGATGGTGATGTCTTAGAAGTAATTCGACAAGAGGTCAATAAGTTCGAAGTTAGCGACGCTCTGAAAAAAGAACTTGCCGTTATCTACACGGCACGTTTACGGGAATTACAAACGCCGAAGGTGGCGCCTGCTTCCCCAAATTAAAAACATGCTGTAATGTTCGCGACCCGCTAAGAATGGTTTAGCGGGTCGCGTTTGTTTGTGTCCGTTGAGTAGATGATGAGCCGATGGACAGGCGTTAAACTTCCAGCGCGTCTAATCAACGCGTTACCCCGTTAAATGGGTGAGTGTTGCTTTGCATTGATGAGAGTAGAGGGTAGCGGTGAGACCATAAACCGCGAGTATGTTTTTGATATCTAAAACGGGTTGCCTAGATATTGTTCGAAGAAAACATACACTTAGCGCAATCGTCTTGCTTGTAGTGGGCAAGACCTATCGAAGACGACCAACCGACAGGTGATGGGAAGTCAGGGATATCCACTAAGGCTATCTCTACTCACTCCCTCGGGTTCAAGGAAATCACCCCCGGGTAAAGTAAACTCGGGCCACAAATCTCAAGGAGGCAAAATGAATCTAAAAGGCCCTAAATCAGAATTCCCAGACCGAAGTAAGACCACCAAGCCAAAACCCGCCAAATCGCCTGCAAAGCGTTCTACGGGGCCTTCTAAAGCGATACGTCAGGTGGTTTTAGAACGCTCAGGATATAGATGCGAAATCTGCGGAAATAAACTTGGGGACAATCAGTTTTATTCAATCCATCACCGAATCCCAAGAGGCATGGGCGGCACCGACCGACCAGAATTAAATCAACCTCAAAATTTATTATCTTTATGCGGTTCCGGAACAACAGGATGCCATGGCTACATTGAATCAAATCGAACAGAGGCTTACGAAAAAGGCTGGATAGTTTTACGAGACCACGACCCAGCAGAAACTCCTGTTCAAATAAGTATCGACTTACCCGGAATGCCTGCAATTAAAAAAATGGTTTTCTTATCAGATGATGGATGGTACGGAATTGAGGAATGAACCTTGCACAACTTGTGGCGCGTTTTCAGATGAACCGTGTTTAGAAGGATGCGGAAAATTAGTTTCTTATCGAATTGAATATGGCGCTCGCCCGTGGACTACAAACTCCGAACGAGCAGGCAACCGTTGGCAAAGGGCTACAAATGTGAAAGAGTGGCGGCAAGCATTTTTTTATTTAGCAAAAGCACAAAAGATTCCACAATTGAAATGGGCAACAGTAACAATCGAACCATGGCAAAAAGGGGGTGTGTTTCAAGATGTAGCGGCATGTAATCCGGCGGCTAAAGCGGCAATTGATGGAATTGTTGACGCTAAGATTCTTGAAGACGATTCACCAGAGTTTTTAAAAGCAATTACGTTCTTGAGACCACAGCGCGGTAAAAATGCTATGGTTCTCTACCTTCAGGGGGTTATGTTAATGAGAGGCAAAAATGAGTAGCACAGAGTTAAAATCAGGAGCAGATGGATTATTTCAAGTGGGAGTTTTAACTCAAAAAATGAGAGAACACCAGAAGGCTATTTCAGAACTGGCTCAAGAAAGAAAGTTAATTGTTGAGCAACTCCGCGATAACTATGGCACCGGAAAAAACAAAATTACTTACAAGCAAATTGGAATTGCTATGGGTACGACAGACCAGAGCGTTTACAAAATCCTCATGCCTGCAAAGGAAAAAACAGTTAAGACTCCTGACGAACGTATTACAATTTTGGAAGAAAGAATTCAACGCATTAAAAAGAAAAAAGCCAAGAAGACTAAACCTACGGAAGAATGAAAATTCAATTGCAAGGTGAAACAGTTGATGTCGCTTCCCTTGCGCCGTTTCCTAATAATCCGCGAATTGGCGATTTAGGAACTATAAAAGAATCTCTCAGGCGATTAGGTCAGTACAGACCGATAGTTGTTCACAGGGAGACCCGTAGGGTTTTAGCCGGGCATCATGTATGGCAAGCCGCTAAAGATTTAGGTTGGGAAACTATCGCCGTAAGTTGGGTTGATGGTGACGAAACCTTTTGCAAGAAAGTTGTTCTAGCAGATAACCGCACTGCCGATTTAGGCAGTTATCAAAATGACATGCTTACAGACCTTTTGCGCTCGCTACCTGATTTAGTTGCAACTGGATACGACGCGATACCTCGAATGCTGGATAAAGAGTTAAGCCTGACAAAACCCGCACCGAAAGAAACTAAACCTCGGAAGAAAGTTATTTGCGGAACCCACAGATACAAAGTTGACCATCTGGCGTGGGAAATCTGGCACGAAGATATCTTGAAAGAATGCGGCGGGCAGAAGACCAAGGTGGCCCGGCAGATAGGAACTCGTTTAGGGATTGAATTAACTACCAAGGCTAAAACCCGCAAACTAAAGTTCTCCTCAGAGGCCCAGATTGCAATTTTGGAAACTCAGGAATTACCGATAGATAGCGTTGAACCGTTTTACTTGAATGCTCGCGAGGGTGACGTTGGCGCTATTTGCGAAAGTCTTTCAACATTGGGCCAATATCGCCCGATTATTGTGAACCGTAGAACTCGTCAAATCCTCGTTGGTAATCACACATGGATGGCGGCAAAAGCATTAGGCTGGACCAAGATTGCAGTTAGTTGGGTGGATGTAGATGAAGAAACTGGAACTCGCATTGTGCTTATTGATAACCGGACTACCGATTTGGCGACGTATGACGAAGC